AGCTCCTTCGGCACTGATGTTTAGATTTTCAGCAAGAAGAAGAAAATAGGCTATTGAGTCGCCAACTTCTTCGACCATCGCAGCATGATAGTCCCGGCTTGGCTCGCGGTTCTTTTTCTTGATGATGTTGGCGAGTTCGCCGATTTCGCCAACAAGGGCTGTGAGCCAATCGGAACGGGTCCAATTCTGGCATTCGGGAAACAGTTCCCGACTTCTCGCTGCCATCTTGATTTGAAGATCGTCGAGAGACATAACTGGTCGCATGAGTCAGATCCTTCCGTTTGCCACTAGGGCATGGAGAAAGTTCGTCAATTCTTGCTCATACACCCGGCGAAATTCGGGGTATGAGTCGTCAACGATCGGGGGTAAAGAAACAAAGGCTTTGTTGAGTCTTCTCAACGCCGCGAACTCGTTGCGTTGGGCTTCCATTCTGGGATCAACAGGTTGAACGCTCATGTTGGAGTCTCCTTAAAACAGATCTTCCAGAATAGCTTCCACAACAACTTTGTATGTTGGGAATTTGGCTTTTAGTTTAGCCAAATGTTCGCTGTGTCTGTAATTCTCCAAATACACTGTCAATCTTTTCTCGCGAACGTCTTTCAAGAATTCTTCCGTTAGAATCCAGGTTTTGGTTAGGGGGTCATAGGCGACTCGGCATATGCCCACGTCGAAGTGACTAAGAACTTCAAGAACATCGTTTCTGTCGAATCTGTGTTGTATTATTTGAAATTTTGCGTCGTTTTCTATAACATCCTTACAACGAAATCCAGTTTTGTATTCCTGGAATCCTTCAGATTCTGAATTGGACTCTGAGTCAAGATTGAATCCTGGAATGAAGATGTCTACGTCGGCTATAGGAAGCCCTAGAATAAGGTCTCTACACGCACCACCAGCAATAATTCCGCCGACTTCTAGCGCTTTATCACACCAGTTGGTTGGGAGAGTAGTAGGGATCATGAGAGTCATTGAGAGAGTTCCTTTAGTTGATTCTGATTCCTTGGAGTCCTTTGGGGTTCCAATCTTCTCGACTACCATCCTCAAGTAAGCGAAACCTGTGAGCCCAGTTGTACCCGGCTACGGCTTCGCCGGGAATGGTCATGGAACGGTTGGCGAACTTCTGGGTGACTTGGATGCAGTCGAGAGCTTGTCGGAGCCAGTCCTGTTCCTCGGTTTCGTTGGTTTCCGGCATCTGGAAATACACGGCGTCATGTAGCTGACTCAGAATTTGGACCGGGCCTGTGCCCATCTTTTTCCAGAGACGGTAGAGTCCGAGGTTGAGACAGTCGCCCGTGGCGGACTGGAACAAGTACGCTATTCCGCCCTTTAGTGTGTCTGGGTCGTTCGGCCTGTCGAAGAAGTCTCGCTTTCTTCCAAAGGAATTGACCAAGAATCTTTCCCGCTGAAGTTGTTGCGCTACCCATTCGTGCATCCGACGAATACATGGAAATGCTGTGAAGTATCTTTCCTGAAATTCCTCGACTAAGTTCTGTGGGATTCGAGTTTGTCGAGAGATTTCTCTAGGTGAGCCATAATAATTAGTAGCGTGACCGAGCCGTTTCGAAGCATCACGGAACGTAAATAGCCGATAGAACCGCCTTTCGGCAATTTGGCGATCCTTTTTAAGATCGCCCGTCCAATCCCAATCTGGGTACAATAGACGCGTAACCGCAGTATGCAAATCTCCAGACTCACACGCGTCCAGATAGCTCCAATCACCAAACATAATGCCACAGAACCAGCCCACATCGCGCGCTTCAGATTGCGCTTTGTCGATCCCGTAGAGTTTGAATCCGAGGTCGGGAATAAAGACACGGCGAAGCTCCTCGGTTATGTTTTGGAAGTTGTTTCCGGTCTGTTTCCAGGCTTGGGACTCTTCGACGAAGGCCATGAAGGGGGATTTTGACGAAGAGAACCGGCCTGTAGTCGTTCCACCGATGTTGTAGGAACACCTCCATCGCCAGTCGGGGTCGATTTGAGTTTCAAGAACCTGAAGGGATTTCTTTAGATCTCGGTCGAGAAGAATTGCGTTGATGATGGGTTCGGCAAACTGGTCGGAAAGGGACAACTTTTCTAAAGTTTCCCGGTTCATGGGGCGTTTAACTTCGCCGTCGAGAACTCGCTCAATCGGTTTGAGTCCCATTCGGGAATAGAAAAGCTCTTGGAGTTGTTTCGGCGAGTTGGAAAGTTTGTTGGTATAGGATGCTCCAGTGGCGCTGACGAAGGCGGAAAGAATCCGTTCAAGGGAGTCTTGTTTTTCTTTCAGAATGATGATTGCGTTTTCTCTTTCGTGCATGTCAACCCGGAAACCACGACCCATCATTTCGAGGACCGGGCCTTGCATGGCGCGTTCGAGGTCATAGATCAGCGTGTCGTTTTCCCTTAACGCTTCGCGAGCCTGATCTATCTCGAACGTGAGAGCACAGTCGTAACCATTATAGACAGCCTGATTGCCAGCGTCGATAGGTAGGTCGTGTGCCTGTATAACTGGCATCAAATGCTCTCATTCAAGAGTTGTTGAGCCTCCCATTGCGACTTCCTGTACCCTAAGTACCGTCGCATCAGGGAATCCCGAGTTCGATTTTGAAGGCCCGGACGAGGAATGTCTTACATGCAAGAAAGATTCCCGGATTGGTGCGTTCTCTGTTTCCAGCGACGTTTAAGGTGTCCCAGTCTTCGTACTGATTCAACCAGACTCGAAACGGTTCGGTTGCTGAGAACCAGTCGTCGTCGGTAATTGGTATGGCTTGGCGCGGCACCCAGGGAACGAAGAAATGGTCCTTGCCATGTTTGAAACAGAGACGTTGAGTCAGTTTCGTTCCAGGAGAATGCAAGTTGCCAAAGAGAAAGGTCGCCCCGGAAATTTGGACGTTGAGTTCTGTCCTGGGAGGGTAGGAAAAGCTTTCATGCTCTTTCATGTTGTAGAGTTGTTTGAAGTCGAGTCTTGCGCCGTCGTCGGTACGGAAACCTTTTGGCATCCAACCGCCAGTTTCAAGGCCAAGTTCTTTTCCGGCTGCGAGTCCGGCTTGGTCGGCCCCCGTTTGTCCGCCAGAGATGATTTTGGTAACATGAAACGGCATTCGGAGTTCCTTGTTAGATTTCAAATCTAAGAAACTTGTCTTCGTTGAGATGGCGAAATTTTTCACTAGATGAGTCCCTTATCTTTCGCCAACCATTCAGGCATGGTCATGGTTCCAGAGAATGGTTTGCGATCGCTCTCATCCCATTCGACTTGAGATTTTGGCAGCCAGACGGTAGTTGTTCCGTCATAGAAGCGGAACGCCTTTTCGGTTTCGTAGGGAGTTACGAGTTCGCCGGCAATGTCGACAAGGGAGGAAGACATTTTCAAAGCTCCTAAACTGCAAGTTTGAAAAGCTGACGAAGTTTCTCATAGCTCTCGGGAGTTAAAGCAGAAATGGTTGTTTTGAGTTCTGCGTCGGAGCGGAAGTGGAATGTTGCTGTGTCGTGAGATAAAACAACGATTGCCACTTCGTCGAGGTTGACGTAGGTCTTGGTTGTAGATGTTCCGGTGCTTAGTTCGAGAAACCTGGCCATTGGAGTCTCCTATTCGTCTCGTTTCAGATTGTCGGCACGGCTCATTTGTTTCCAGGCGATGTCGTTGGCGTAGATAGAGCCCAGGTATCCGAGAGTCTTTGGAAGCTCTGGATATCTCGAATGATGCCAGAGCATTGTGTCGTGAGCAGCGTTTCGAGGATGGATGCCCATTCGGATGAAATGACTCATGTCATAAACGCCATTTTGGAAAATTTTTTCACAGTCCGACTCTTCGATTTCCTGAACCAGTTTCCAGGCTTGGAACTCTAGGTTCTCGTTCTGCCAGAAGTTGATCCCGTTTTCTGGAAAGCCTATCGAGGCAGCTATCCGTCCGATGTCGATGATTTTTCCGTCTTTGGTATGAGCATCACGGAAAGGAATGACCAAGGCGTTGGAAGGACTTGAGGCAAAGCCAACGATGGAAATTTGACCTCTAAGGGTTTCAATATCGTTTGCAAGTTTCCGATGACGATTAGAGTCGATCCAGGCTCGTATTTTATGGAGACCGTCCTGAGTTGGAGCGGGAATGGTTATGAAACGAAAGGGGCGTCGGATCTCCGGAAAGTTCCGCTCCCGAGAAGCCTTTTGGAAGTCGGCAATGGAAGTAACGCGGAGCTTGTTGTTTCTGAGAACTGCGGCGGGATGAAAACTGGGGAGAACTTTAAAGTCCAATCCAGTTAATTCTGTGTTGGTCCTGGAAACTGTGCCTCGAAGAGTGGTGATCTTTGTCTGACCTAAAAGCGCCCAACAGGCAGCATTTCCCAAGGCTACGATCAACGTTGGGTTTAAGTCCCCAAGTCTCGCCCAGAGGGGTTTGACGTGTTTCTGGTAAAATTCATCCTTCACGTGAGTTCCGCGGGAATGTTGACTCGCTTTCCACGGCGGCATTGGAGTCTCTTTTTCGGTTGAAAAGAACCAGCCGAGATCGTTGGATCGAATACTTTTTGATTTACAGTCCTTGCAGCTTGGCTTTCCGAAGAGGTTGATATTGTGACTTCCGCAGTTGTTACAAACTTCCGGTGGATGTTCGTTGAAGACGTTGGTAACGAACAAATCCTGCGTCTGTTGCATCACTTTCCAATGATGAACCAGGTTGAGTTCATTTGGCCAAGTGTATTCGTGGCAGAAGGTACACCTTCCGTCGAGGAACTCTGTCTCTCTCTTACATTCCCGACAAAGAAGTTTCATGTACGGGGCGAAGTTGGCCGCACCGAGTTGGAGAGTGAGTTCCCTTCCTGTTGGACCGACAAGGGCGTGTTGAAGCTGGGCTTCTCTTCTTCCCCACGCCTCACCGACGAATACAGTCCTCACAACTTGATCCTTCGAAGAATCCGGGCTTGATTTATCGAGGAGTTGGCCCGTTCAACGTAGTCTTTGTTGGTGTCGAGGCCGAGGATCTTTCTACAGCCGAGTTCTTCTGCTGCTCTCAAGGCAGCGCCAGAGCCACAGGTCGGATCGAAGACGTCCGTTGTTTCGTCGATGAGCATTCCGAAAAAGTGCTTCAGCATGGGCTCTGATTTCTGACTTGGGTGGATGGCATTATTCGGCAAAGGCGATGGATAACAATTCGCCAGGCTTCTGACTAAAGGCCGCCTCCCTCTGGAACACAAAAGGGCAGTTTCATAAACTCGCCGAGGATACTGGTTGTCCCGACCGGGAATGATACCAGCGTTGTCGGACTTGAACCAGATGAGAGGATGCCGATGGACAAATAAGCCCACCGAATCAAGTTTGGTTCGGGTAGCCTCATAAAATTCCATCGAAAACCAAAACATGATGTGAGCTGAATAGGAAGCAAAGCGGTCGAGATTATGAATGAATCCATCGAGGAGTTCCCAGTAGTTTTTGGATTCGTAGTCTTCTTCGGTGCTAGAAATACTTTCCGCATAGGCTTTGTATTCAACGTTGTAGGGAAAATCGACATGGATTAGGTTGAACTTCGGGCCGGAATAGGAAGAAATCCAGTCGAGAAAATCGGCTTGGATCACGGGGTTCTGAGGCTCTTTTGGAGCTTCAGGAGCCGGCTGGATAGGCGAAACAGGAACATGCTCATGATTTTTCGGGCTAGGAATAGGGTTAGTTTCTGAGTCAGGAACAAGGCCGGGAGTAAGAAGAATTTCCCCAATTTGTTCAGCTTCTGGACTCGATGCAGGTATAGGCGTTGGTTCTGGAACTGGTTCTGTTCCGGTTTCGCTAAAAATCTGCTTCCCAGCATTGATGATGTCTCCGAGAATTTGTCCGGTTTTGCGTTCAGCAGCGAGTTGGAGAAGGTTGTACGCTTGGGAAATGCTTCCGGCATCTTTTAAAATGGGGGAGTCGAGATTCTTTCGGACCATCAGGCAAATTCGAATCCAACGTTCGGAAGTTGAGATTGCTTCGGCGGTTTTGCTCAAGTCCCAAGTTGGTTCTTCGGCCCGCTTGGTTTCGTGGATTTCGGCAATGCCGAGAATATGGTCCCGCCACGGGAGTTCGGATCTTTTGATGTTCTCTTCGAGTTCGGCGACTCGGGCTTCGGTTGGGGATAGGTTTTCGATGAAGCGGAAGTGGACATTTTCAATCAACGGGTTTGTTTCTAGGGCTGTGAGGGCGGCCAGTCGCCGCCCTCCAACGACAAGATGGATTTCGTCGTTTTCTTTTCTCACCACGATCGGTTGAATCAGTCGGCGCTTTACCGAACTGATGAAATGTTCGTCGATGTCGACAGATTTTCTCTGTCGATTTTTGACGATGATGGAGGAGGGATCGAGGTTCATGATTTTTTTCCAATTCCTTGAACAAAGAGTCCAGCGATTCGATAGGCAGTTGAGGTCGAGGTTCCAAATAATTCACAAGTTCCTACTACCCATTCAGCAATTCGCTTATCGGAACTTAGTTCGTTGATTGGCTGAAAGTCAGCAATGTTGGCCGTTTCGCGAAGGACTTCGTTTTCTTCTAAAAGAAGCTCATAGTCTTCTCGAAGGTTTATATAAACTTGACAGTCCTGTTCGCAGATTCCGACCCTGCTCGCAGGTTGCTCGGGAAGGGCGACAGAACCGGGGCCTGATTTAGAGTCGGGAAGTATTTCCCGCTGTAGCATTTCGCCAAGTTTATTGATTGCTTCGTGATAGCCAAGTTTGTCGGAAGTTTTGAGATAGTTAAAAATGTCGCCGCTTGCGCCACAACCGAAACAGTGAAATCTTGCCCTACCTGACTTCGCCATGAATAGATGAAAACTTGGAGTCTTTTCTTCATGAAAAGGGCAAAGGCCGAAGTCGGAGTCGTTGAGAGATACTTTCTCTGCCACTACTATACGGAGAAGATCAAGACTCTTTGTCAACCTTTCTGTTCCAACTGCTTCGCGAAGTACCGGCGGAGATTTTCCAAACACGTTACTTTCTCCTGAGCGACCTGCGAGAAGGTGTCTGAAACAGGAAGGGACCTCTGGTCCCCACGTCAAGCCTGGTTACGATCACGGGTCCGCGGCTTTCCGTTGCCGACTCAGGAAC